ATCAAAAGTATCAAGATAATCTAGGTTAAGAACATCTGGTAATGTAGATCCAGAAAAAATACCAGAATCAAATAACATATTAGCTGGATTATTAGTACCAAAAGCAGTTATTTGCCAAGCTCTTAATCCAGTAGCTCCTCTAGAAGGATATAGTTTTTGTGTAAATGTTGGATCAAATAAAGTTCTAAAAGATGGACTAGCCTGAGAATGGGTTACTCCAGTTGAATATTTTCCGCTATCTGGATATCTGTTTTGATTGTTTCTATCGAAAATAAATCCACTGAATCCTGGTTCTATTGTTATACCAGCACTCGGATATGAACCTATACTTATAGTACTGGTAGTACCATTCCATCCCCAAAATCCATTGATATAATAAGAATTAGAACCATATGTTGCTTGAAACATATCTTCGCTGGTTCTTCTATTTGCTAGTGTTCCTTGAGTAGTACCATATACTTCAGCACCTTGATTTGCATATAAATTTACATTTGCTCCCGGTCGCATATAGATAGCCAATGCAGGTAACACTCTGTTCTGATCATAGCTTATTCCAGCCCATAATCCATTGTGTATAACACTACCAAAAGGAATTTGAGGATTGGCTATAGTATCTGCTCTGAATGTCAAACCATATGCATAATAATATTCAAGTAGTCCAGGGGTTTTAATATTTAAATCATTATATGAACCATAATTATAGGCTAAAACAAGATTATTACCTCTAGCAAATTGCGTAACACCACTCTGCGTAAAATAATAATGGTTGGAAGACAGCAAATCGTTAAAAGAAGTTCCAGCAAAATTAGCTTGTCGCAGTAAAGAAATATTTCCGCTAGCGGAGCGTATTTCAATTGCAGGAGAACTGTCTGATACTGTTCCAAAAAATACTCTTACATAAAGTTGTTGTAGCAACGGAGCATTTGCGGGTATTGTAAATGTAACACTATTAGTTCCATCCCCAACATCAAATGCTTCAGGATCGTATGTTATTTCTTGATTGTATGTGGTTAGATTGGTGAGCAGAATTGTGGGATTTCTTGGGAAGATCCCTCCCTGTCTCCAAGTAACTGTTATCGATTGATTGTTCAGATATAAATCATCATTAGTTTGAACATCTGTGATGAATTGCAAGAAGCTATCTTGTGTATTGAGATTGAAATCAGTTGTTAGAATTGGAGTAGCTTCTCGTTCTGGACCGAACAAATAAGAACGCATGACAAACTGCAAAGTGCTAACTACAGTTCTACGATTTCCGAATCCGCCTTCATAATCGTTTCCAATCTTTGAAGCAACCAAATTGATTGGAACATCGATTCCTCTTGTAAGAGTCTTATCAAAGTCCATTGTCAGAATATATTCTGGAGTAAAATATGGAGCAATTTGTTCTATAATCTGGAAATTTTCTTCAATATTTCTAGTATAGACTGTAAGATTGAATTGCATCAAGCAAGGATATTCACCAATTTTTATCTTTGCTTTTGTTTCTCCATCTTCCTGATAAAATAATTTATTAAACTCAAGTTTATTTCTATGTCTCTGCGTATCATATTGCAGATTAGACATATCAAAACTCATCATAGGAAGAGTTATTTGAAGCTTATCTTTTTCAGAAATACTTGATGGATTTTGTAAGCGGCTAATGTACTTTTCTTTTCCACCATAAACAAGAGGAACTTTGATTTTTTTAGAATCAGAATCATCCTCTCTATTGACATAAATGTTATTAAATAGCGAAGCAAATGCTATCGTGTTCTTTTTAATGCAATCGTTATAAAATGAATCAAACATTGTTATCCTGTATTATAGCTTTCTTTGAACTTCTTTCTTTATTTATCATGTCTTGAAGATCCAAAGTTGAACCCACAAATATTGCATTGTTTGTTTGTTTAATTGTGGTTTTTTCACTTTCACTTACTTTAACATGAACATCCATAAGATCTTTATTGATTTCTGATAGGGCTTTAAGCATATTTGTAGCCACTTCATATGCTCTAGGCGAGTCTCCGTCTTGGGCTACCTGAAGAATGCCATCTAAAGCTAATTTACCTTTTTCGAGTATTTCTCTTATATTATCTCTAGCATATTCATAGTCATCATCTACATTCTTTTTTACAATGGAAGATTCTTTCTTCATTGTAGCTGGAGTTGAAATTTCTAAAAAAGTATTAAGTTTTTCTTTGTTCGTTATATCTGCCATTTAAATACCCTCTGAAAACGGATTATCCTCACTATAATCAATTAGGCTTGGCGTAACTCCCGTGTAGTAATCACTTACCAATAGATCAAAAGGATTATCGATATCTGAAATATTATCAGTTTCGGTGTTGTAATAGGTTACAACATTGGATGATGTAGCACCAGTCATAGATGCGGTTATACCAAATTCATTTGATACAACAATATCTCCAGAAATGAAAGTTCCTTTGATTGGAGATAGTGTAAGTTGCTTGACTCTTGTATTATAATTGACAATTGCTGCTGTCTTTGGCGATGAACCAAATGTATATCCGTTCTGATATAATTTGTCTCCTATGGTAAATTCGTTCATAAAAGTACCACCCGCCTCATTGACAAACAAAGAATATGTTTCTTTTGAACGATCCATAATCGTGTCCAATGGAGAGTCTGTATTGAATTCTTCGTGTGAGAAGACGAAAGTTTCGCAGAATAAAGTATAAGTGTATAATTTACCTAACTGATAAAACGGAGTTTCATGCTCAACAAAGTTGATTTCAAAAAAAGTTTTTGACAAAGGAAAGTAAATTAAATCACCTTCTCTTGGACGGGTTATATTAGTAAATCTTTCAGTTATTTCTTTGGTGAATCTCTTTTTCGAAACAACTAAAGTAACATCGTCCTTTACTTCAATTCCAAATCTGGAAGCCAAATCCCCTGCGCCACCAAATCCATTTACTGTAGCAGGATACATCTCTATTTCTATTTTATTACTAAAAGACGATAATGGATCTTCTCCATATAAAACAGAAATATTATTATATTCTCTTGGAATGTAAAAACAGTTCTTACCCATCATTTTGATCGTTTCAATAACGATGGATTCGGTTACATTTTGCTCGCCAGAATAATTATCTCTAAAGTAAGGATTAGTTGCCATTTTTATCCTGTCATGAAGTCAGGTGGATATTCATATGCAGATCTTACTTGTTCTTCAAGAATTGCTATTTCTTGTATTGCTTCTGAAAATATAGAAGATCCTCTTGTCACGATACCACCGGGTAACTGAACCCCATCAAACTTTGATAAGTTTGCTCCCCATTGTCTCTTTATAAGAGCAGTGACATACTTCTTAAGAAGAATATCGTTATAAATTTCTGGATATCTCTCAGGATCTAGAATCACATAAGCTTCCACAGCCAAATGGGTTCCGGCCTGCATGTCTGACCAGTCAGTTTCTATCTGAAGTTTATTTGTAACTTTTGAGAAGCGAATTGATCTTTCTGGATCAAACATCATCTCAATCATTCTGATATATCTTTTTGCGATATCATATGTGGCAACTGGAGTTGAGCCACTTGTATTTAAATTGGTATTAATACCAAAGAAGTCATTCAATGCCAATTGATATCGAATATCAAAAAAGTTATTTGAACTATGTGTACCAAATGGAAAAATTCTAATTATTGATAAAATATCACGGCCATCCGGTCTACCAGAAGGATCTGCTCCAACCATGGGACCAAATGCATTAGTATTAACATATTTACGGTCTATATCTTGCTGTGTAATTACATAATCAAAATAGCAACGATCCACCCCGTCAAAATGCCTTTCGGCAAAAAACTGGAGTGCATCGTCAAGCCTATCGTAGGCTTGCTGCATATCTACATTTATTTCGATTACAGGCGATCCTAGAGACCTAAAAGCGTAGTCTATTAAAGATTCTCTTGAGTTTGGTGCTGGCATACTATTATGTATGCTGCACTAAATTCCTTACTCAGATTTCTTAAATATGTCTTTTAGCTCTTCTTGTGATACTTGTTTTGACAAACCAAGAGCAGCCGGATTAAATTCGTGCTGTGTAACTGCAATTGATTGTACATCAGTAAAATCCATACTTTCGATGTAAAATTTTCTAGTTATAGGTTCATTTGCTTCATCTGGATTGCTTTGCTTATAATTAGAGAATCCAGGCATTGCAAGCGGACAAACTAGATGTGGAAAATCTAGCTTGGAATATTCTTCAGCCGTACCATTTAGCCATGTGGCCTTTTTATCGCCACAGCCACAACCACCGCAATAGAACTTTCCTTCAGTTGAAGATTGCTTTAAATGTTGACAAGGAGGAAGTTCTCCACCAGTCGATTCGTTTCCAAAACAGCTCAAAACTCTAAGTTGCTTTATTTCTTTTGGAGCCTTTTCTTTAGATAAACCTCTAGAGGCATATGCTAAAGCAAAACCTTGAATCATCGTATAAAGCTTTTTTACATCTGTTTTTCCTGACGAAATATCTCTAAAAATTCTCACTTTATTTCCATTATTATCTTTACCTTTATTACAACCACAACTCACGATTCACCTCCATTATGGATAAAATGTCAATCCGTTTAGATATGTAGCACTGTTAGTAACACCAGTAATTCCACTATTATAGAAGCTGAATACTGGTTCAAAATTTCCTGTAAATCCAGAAACTGTGCTATACATGGTGGAACTCAATGACACAATGTATCTATCAGCCCCGGGAATGCTTGGATCAGATGTCCCATCCGAATTATCTCCCAAATCATTACTTGAAGTAGCTCCACTATATCCTTCAGTCTTTGAAAGACCGACATAATAGTTTGTGGCTGGAGCTAATGAAAAGAATGTGCTTGCAGATCCAGGATTATCATAATGAACCCATGTTCGTAATCCTGCATCTGTTTTTACCAAGTACCATCCTGTTCTAAATTGAACTTGAATGGTATTTGTTGCTGTTTGGGTCAATCCTATTAATTTTGAATCGCTTCCTATAGTATCTGTCTTTGGATATAGAGGAATGGCTCCATCCCACTTAGGAAAGTCTAGGTTGTTACTAAAGCATTCTTTTGCCCAAGCACCAAGCATTTCAAAATTTAGAGTGTTGTCTAGTAATCTTTTTTCCTGTAACTCATTCAATTCAGATGCTTGTAGTGGATTACCCGGTTGGAAAGCAACTAATTGATTGTTTGAAAAACCAAAGGTAGAACCAACGTCAGAATCATATGTTCTGCTATAATATGGCGATTGTTTTAACGGAAAATCATTTGAATTGAATGGGGTGTTTGCCATGTTATGTTACCAATGTCTTGTATCCTAAAATATTGAATGATTCTTCTATGGTTTTCTTATCTGCACTTGTAGCTGCCGTCGAGCTAACATCAATTTTCACAGTATATGTATTTTCAGAATTCTTGTCTTGAATATTGTTTGTCGGCCCTATAGTAGTGGAATTTAATATGAATGTGTTATTTGAATAGTTAGCAGTCACTCCAGCCGTAAATCCATAAATTTGCTTTATAAAATATTCATAAGAGGCATCTGTGCCTTTTACTGCCAAATATTTATTTTTAATATTTTCTATGAATGGTCTAAAATTCTCAATCTGAGCAGAGGTATATGATATTCCATGGAATTCATTGGCATAAAGATAGATTAATTCGTCAATGGAATCAAATGGACAATCTCTAAGACTAATTAACTTTTCAAGCTCGTAATCTGCACCAAAGCCACCCCCAGAAACAACTGTAAAAAGCCAGTCATAATAATTTTGTAAAAAAGTCACAAATCTTACAGGATTTTTATTATGTTGTTCTCGTATCCACTGAGGAAAATATTCTTCTACAAATATTTTATTCGTTGGTGGAGTAGTGCTCCTGAATGTTGTTGCAATATAGTTTTCCAGTTCAGCAATGTAATAACTAGTGTCAAGAGACACTGTTAAACCTTGTGTTTCTGGATTGAAAAATAAAATCATAGTATTTCTGCAGTTACTGTAAATGTAGGATCGACAACAAAGTTCTTAACAGCTTCCATATCTTTCACTACAATATTAAACACTATGCTTGTAGCATTTAATGAGTTCTTAAGCGAAATCACCCCAGTCTTCGGATTGAATCTACCAACATAATCTAGGAAAACATCAGATGATGTTTTCATTTGAATTTTATAGAATCCAGTTATATCTGCAACAGTTGAACTTGTAAGTTTAATTGAGCCATATTTAGATGAAAAAACATTTGTATTAAAACTAATTATTTCGTTTTCAAATCCAAAATTTATACCATCAGATAGACTATGAGTATATGAAGCAGTCATTGAAATAGTAGTCTGATTAGTAGAAAGCGCAGAATCCACAGTTCTCATAATCGTAAGTAAATCTTCCGAATTTACACTATTAAAAAATTCATTTACATCATAAACAGTAAGTGCTGACTCTATTCCAGATTTTAATTGCGCTGCTGATTGTTTTGTTTTTGGTAGATATTTTGCAGCAATTGTGACTGCAAGCGAAACTGTTTTTGGAGCAGCGTATTTAATCGTAATATTACCAGCCTTATATTCAGCTAAATCAGAAATTATTTGATTTCCAGTTATACTTGTTGAGTCTATGATTGAAAAATAAGAAGTACCAGATTCTTTTAGATTAGTGTTTACTCCATTCCATACGGATATATTTGTGTCTATATCTTTTGTAGTATCATAAGTAGAATGAGTTGCAATGAATCCCTTAAGATCATTTACTGTTATTATTCTTTTATTTGTTGGGTTCAATCCAAAAATAAGAGGAGATACATCCCTTAAATATTCAATATCAACTTGATTTAAACCGCCAGAAGAATTTGTATTTGTAGTTATGGTAAAATATGGATTATTTGATGTGAATATTTTACAATTATTTCCAGAAGTACCATTTGATCTTATATAGTAGATAAATATTTCTTGTGTTGTAAGAGGTACTTCTCCTGCTGCATTTAGTCTAGAATCCTGTCTAGATCCGCCAAATACTACTCTGTATTTACCATTTAGCTTTTCAATAAAAAATACTTTAGATGATGATGTAGGAGTTCCAGTGAAATTGACTGCGTTTGTCCAATATACGTTATTTACTGTTAAGAAAATATTTGCTATATCAATATTCGTATCTTCCAATTCAATATAGGTTTCATTTGCATCTAAAAAATGTCTTTCAATTACAATAGTTCCTTGTGTTACGGCTATATCAATATATCCACTAGATAAAGTTTGAGTATTACCTGTGTAAATAAATGATTTTTTACCGCTTTCATTATTTGATGAAAATACATCAAATTTCTGTAAAGTTACAGTAGGAGAACCAGGTTTAAATGTTAGTCTTATATTTGCAGTTGCCGATTTATATCCGGGTGCTGTATAGCCTATACTTTTTAAAATATTTTCTACTGATGATATTTTAGTAGCATTTTCTATGCTTGTTTCCTGATAAAGCGCATAGATGTAATATGCATAATATAAAGTGTTATAAGAAAGAACAGAGAGTAATGAATCTGAAACAGATCCAGTTTCAAACCCTATATCCTTTCCTATATCAGTTTGAGTTTGTAGATATGTTTTTAGATCCGATTTGATTACTTCGAAGTCTAATGCTGATATGTCTAAATTATTGGTTGAAATTGCCATTTTAGTATAAATTCTGTTCTATTTTTACGGTATTTGATCTTGTAGAAGCATTGGATTTAGTCTTATAACGAATATCCAATGAAACTTTATTATTCGTGACGCTGTTTGTAGTGATTTCAGCCTCAGCTATTTCTCCGTTTGTAATATGAACCAGATAATCTGGTATAACGGAAAGATAATAATCTCTAAAAATTGGATCAACAGTATAATTTAAACTTGATAATGGAGAATTAATTTCAAAATCGTTAATTATATCTCCAGTACGAATATTAACTAAATTTGTAATTGTTTGATTTAAAGCCGAAGTAGTATTTAATAGCACAAAATCTTTGCTTTTTGCCGATACTGTTAGGTTTAAATCGAAATCTTTTGCCATATTAGCTATTTATTATTTCTAAACCAGATACATCAGTTGGTTCAAGCAGGTTCAATTCACCGATAAGAAGATCGTATGAAGCACAATCTAATACGCATTCATAATGATAATCTCTATTAAAAACATGTTTAACATTTAAAATTAGCCATTTACCAGAAAATCCTGATTTTGTTATCGATTCATTTTGTTTTGTTACTGGCCTATTATCTTCAATCTCTATAATTTGACCTATATCAAATGAAAAATTCCCCCTAACAGTAATTTTTACCTGTCTAGCCTTTAAAAGAGTCTCAAAAGCCGCTCTTAGCATTGGAGTTTTTAATGGAGTATTGTAAAAAGAAGAAGATAGTCTCTTATATGCCATGTAAGTCTGGAACGGTACAGTTACATAAGGACAATCGCACGACATGGATGATGTCGGATGACCCCATTCACATCCGAGATAAGTCACACCGAAAATAGAGGATATACCACCACATTCAGACGCATTTGAAAGTAATTCTTCTATAGACGTATTTAATGGTTCAGGGGGTTGTGGTTTATAAGCCGCTAATTTCGGAAATTTGGCAATACAATCTTCTATATCTCTTGGTTGATTATCTACAGCATCAGGATTTGCACAAATATATTGTTCAATTTCTGAAAATCTTTGATCGTGTTCATGTACTTCATGCAGAAAGTGAGTTAAAATTCTTTTGAATTGTTTCATATCGCAGTATATCCTGTTGGTAGAGGTCTAATAAAGCGCATTGGATCGGTTTGTACGCTTTGAGTTCCAAAGATACGAGCTATATTATCGCTTTGTTCACATTCGATACCACAGAAACCGTCTATAGCATTTTGTACATCAAACATATAATATTTTGTGTTTGGGCAAATTGTTAAATTTTCAGTAATACCAGCAACTAAAGCGGTTATACCAACACATGTATATGTAAGACCAGTTAATCCCTGTAATCCAGTAATATTTTTTTGCGTAACCTTTGTTACATGATGTCTTGATCTAATATTGCATTTTGTGGTAGATGATTGTACGGGAGGATTTAGATATTCACCACCATTTTCTACAGACCAATTTTGTTTGTTTGCTCCAATTGGCATTATTCTATAATCATTGAAAGCAAAGGTATCTGTAACTACACCACCAGAACCAATTGTTCTTAGTATAAGCTGCTTAAGTGTCAAATCATATCCAGAACCACCATAATAAAATCCAGTTGCGCCAAGAGTTATTCCATTATTTAAATAAGTAAATGTCGAGCCAAGCAATTCAGGATTTATATGAAAATTCATCATTTCATTTGTATTGAATGCGTACCCTGATCGCCCATCTTTTTTACCTGCTAAGATGAAATGTATATTGTGTTTTTTGGACGCATCTATAACACCAGCCATTCCAAGAGTAATATCAAAGACTGTAGTTACCGTTCCGGTTGGCCAATAATAAGAGTCATATTTGCTATGATCTAGTGTTATTCCCTGAATTGTTACACCAGCCAAAGACCCTCCAATAATAGTAATTCCTGCCAATGATCGATCATATCCACTAAAGAATAGATTAAAATCTATTGGAATAAATTCTACTTCTTTAAAAGTATAAAGATAAACTGGGTGTTTTGTATCTGAGCTGTTTGTGAATACTCTATTGTATTTTACGACTGCATCAAATGATCCTCCAGCATCTTCACCTTCTCCCTCTAGGCAGCAAAGAACATATTTAAAAACATTGTATTGTTCTTTTAGAGTTATAGTTTCATGATAAGTTTTTTTAGCCAATTCTGCCCCAGATAATACCTCAATTATTTTTGAAACCATTGATTTACTTGAAGTAATTCCTGGAGCAGTTTGCTGAGTTAAAAAATCATCCGTGTACGGAAAAATATCAAACATTGTTTGATAAACTTTAGTTGTGCTTTTTGTTGAATCAACATTAGCAAATACATTAAACACTGGTTCGTATGAAAGATTTAAATATGTTGAATCATAATAACCATAGGGTTTATTATCTGCCATTCGCTTTGTTGGTATATAAGCGACATAATATTGGGTAACACCTATTGTTTCTGTTTCAGATTCTAGGCACTCACCAGTATCAATATCTGATTGAATACACACTTCAATCGTTTGTTCTATCACACCATCATTAAACGTATAAGATAAACCGCGATCTGCTGGA